TGCGGAGACTGCAACATCTGATTTAATAATACCAGGAATTGCTGCATTGCCGACTGTGTTTGACCCACCATTCGGAATGGGAAGCCTTTCAACATTTCGGCACGCTCTGCTTCAGTTTTATCAGGGAAGAGGTATTTAATTGCCTCCACACTGTTAACACCGACCTCTTGCATGTTTCGAACGACGATTGATTTTTGCTGTAAATCAAACGCCGTGTCCTCGTACACATCGCCCATAAAGCGATATGAAACACTACGGTCACCGTCTTCCGGAAGCCCGACGACACCGCGAGGAACTTTATTGTCAGATATTGCTTTTTTAATTTCTTCGTCCAACTTCATATCAAAACGACGCAAAGCCTTCTGATACTTCTGGATACTTTCTTCTGTTTCTTCTTTAGGTGGATTTGGTTCTTTAAGGCCGGAAGCCGCAATAAACGACTCACGGAAAATCATTTCCTGGTGGTAAACCATCATCTCTAAGAGACGACAGAAACCATAAGTAAGGAAACTTTTATTCTTTCTAAGAGCCGTGGCTTGCGCCCGACCCATCAAACCTTTGATCTCTGTTGCCGTGGCACCAGCAGAGATAGAGATTTCATCAACACCACCTAAAGCGGTACGAATTTCTTCTCTAAGAAGGAGCGCATACCGGTTCATATCCCCACTGATCGGGTCAGGCGTCATATACCCCACACGATCAGACGGTTCTACGTTCGCGATGATTCGAGGAACACGAAGTCCCCCTCCCATCGCCGAACCAAAAGGCTCACTTACGCGAGTCGAAGGAGTATCCCGACCGGCAAATCCACTTTGAGAGCTGATTGTGGGTCGGAAACTGCTTCCAGCATCGCCAGCCTCGACCAGATCAGATCGAGGACGACTTGAGATCAGCGTTGGGTTGCCAAAAAATTCAATATTCTTGGCAATATTCGTGATCATGTCGTTATGGAGCACAATCTGCTCCATAAACGGATCAAAGTCACCTTCGCCGTCTGTGCCACTGGCGTTTGGTTTGTTCAAACACTCGACAGCTGGTACAAAACCAAGAGAGTTAGGACGACTCTTAGTCCCAGAGATACCTGCTCCAGGTTCAACTTCGAAACTCAGCTCTGAATCAGACTCAGTCTCTTGGATTGTGTCAGCAGTGATCGAAAGACGTACGTAACGTTTGTTTTGACCGTAAACGTCACTAGGTAAACCTAAGGTTGCATTCTTTACTTTGTAGTCGTAGATGATTACGACTTCTTCAATCTGACCATTCACATCGTGGTAAACACGATATTGGTTTTTGTTGAAGAAATAAATCTGATATTTTAACTTCTGATCGGGACGGAAATAAAAGAGCCCACAACCGTCGATTAAAAAGTTGCGAATAATCGCAGGAAAACGAATATCGAGTCGATTTAACTCGATAACGTCATGAAGAAAACGTGTTCGACTCTTATAAGTGTCCTGGTCGCAGAAAAAAGATAGACCCTTCTTGATCATCAAGAGAGTCATCTGTTGAAGGTGACTCAGAACTACCATCGTGGCAGCCTGATTCTGTCGACCTTGAGTTCGAGCAGCCTCTAAGATCTCCTCGAACTTGTTTCGAACTTCAGTAGAGGCCGCCATTTAGTTAATTACTTCTTTTCCTTGTAAGACCGAGCTTTTTCCTTAGCTCGTTTCTGTTTTCCCATCTTAACCTCGTCACCGCTCGGAGCTTTTTTCTCTTCACGGTCTTTTTGAAACTTGGCTAAGACCTCAGCAGGCATTTTGTCAGCCATCTGGCAGAAGATATCGACGAACTCTTTCTATTCTAAGGGCTGCTTCAGGAAGTTTATCTACTGGGTAGGAAGTAATTAAATGGTCGTGACGACCAAGCATATCTGTTTTACCTTCCACAGCTTCAAACTCGTCACAGAGCTTCTGTACTTCTGGTTTATCCCAAATATAGTATTCTGCGATCGAGCTGAGTTTGCGACGACGCTTCTCTGCGTCACCCATCCAACTTAAGTGCCACCCTGCATCACGGTCTCCCACGTAATGATTATTGGTTGTGGCACGGAGCGAAGACAAAGTACCGAACTCTTTCAGTTGACCGACTGTGCTTGCGGTCCCACAACGCCAATCAAACTTTTCCCCTGAGGGAGATTCAAGCTGCTTGTCTGCTCGCCCATAGTGCATGGACATGCTGAGACGGACTGTCTTTTCAGGGTTCTCGATGACTGCCTGTTTGATTTCTTCTAACTTGTCTGGATTTGCGATCTCATCGCAGTCCGAGCAAATGAAGAATGTGTCTTCAGGTAACTGAAATAAACCAACGCTTAGAGCGTCTCGTTGCCCTCGTTCTCGAATCCAGGGGTCTGGAGCTTCCTCGATCGGAGGCAATTCAACATGGAGAACTTGGACTTTTTCTTCGGGGATACCGAGCTCTCTAAGAGTATTAACGCAGCTAAACTCTTTAGGTTCGCCCCTGTGCGTACGATTCGCATCAGTAATCAAGAAACCATCTACATGATTGTAGAGTGTTTCAATGCGGAGTTCTAACAGCTCTTTCTCGTTGAAATACGGAAAGCAATCGATCAGCACGAAACTTTCATCTAAGTAGCAGTATGCTACCTCAGACTTCAGGTGTTGCTACACCGTTAATGCGTTTTTTAGCTTCTTCAAGAAGATAATTTTTAGTGCGTTCTACATTCTCGTCTGCCTCTTGATCCATACCAGTATCGAATTCTGGACGATTGCCGTCGTTAGGCATCGCAGGAGGAGTTGGACCGCCGCTCGTTTCTTCTAAATCAGCCTGAACTTGCCCACGAAAACGTCGACTTGCTTCGTCCTCACGTTGTCTTTGCTGACTCGAAGCGTCGACAGACCGGTCGTATCGATCAGAAAAAAAGTCTGCGTATCCAGTAAAACTATCCATCAGTACAAGACGATAACGCCCTGAATAGATCCTCCACTAAGTGTAACTGCGCCGAAGGGAAGAAGTTCATTCCCCTGTAAATTCTCGATCTCAATCAAATCAGTTGCACCGTCATTTAAACCGATATAAACATTGTCAGTTCCCGGTGTTGACTTTGCTTCTGTATACAGAGCTCGACAGGTAGTAAATGTTTTTTCACCGTCTCCAGGAGCCCAATGAAAACCACTCGCATAAGGCAAACCAGCTTGCTGCCCGTATACAGAACCAAAAGCGCGGATGTCCATTCTATAAGTCTTTTTGTCAGTCTAACTTACTTAGCTCAATAAGCTTTTTTAGATACCACTCTGCTTTTTTTAAGTCCTCCACACCATTCTTGTGCTTAAAGCGCCAGAGATATTTAAAGCACGAAAGGTGGCAAAAACTTTTTACAGCATCTTCGCCGCCTGCTGCCAACATCGCGTCGATGCACTCGATCTCACCCTGGTTGTAGTGCGTGGGGTGATCTACCAGGTCAGTGGCGTTCAAGGACATAATCATGTCAGTAAGTGAACATAGTCTTGGTGTCAATGATACTTTGATTTTTAGGCAGCGCCGAAGAATATTTCGTGTCAAGGTGCTCGATCAAAGCAAAATCAGGAATTACGACAGTATCGTCTTCGCATTTGACAGGCACAGCTCGCCGATGTTCTTGCCACGGCTTTAAATCTTCAAAGGCAAGACCCATCGACGACCGATCGGCGATAGGCCAATTTCGTTTGCCTGTCTTTACATGACTGTGGACAGGGTTACAGCTCCAGCTATTTACATACTTAGTGGCGTCCTCTTGATCAAGAAGCATCATGCCTGAATATGGATTACCAAGAGTCGTAAATCCAAAAATATCTTTGTCAAAAGGTTTCGGGAGAAACTCTGATTTAAACGGGATGTCGCCCCAAACGTATTCTGTAACTCCACCCAAACGCCATTGGCGATAGTTATCGAAAGGAATCATCTTTGAACCCAGCCGCTCAAAGCGACAGAAACCAGGCTCTAAGTTTTGTTCTTTCAGGTCGTCCTTGTATTTATACCAGTAATCAAAGTGTTTTTTCGTGAACAACATATCATTTTCTGAATACATGTAAAAATCATGAGTACCCTTCAACACCCTTCTAATAAAAGAAGGTTTATGCGCCCAGCACAGATCATAGCCTTCGTACTGAGGACCAGCTGCCACAAAGCCCACACGGTTGAAACTCGTGTGAGAGGCGACGATCAGAGAAAACTCGTCAATGTCGTGGCGGTGGTTATGGTCGATATAAATATCAACTTCTTTCTCAAGGTCTAGGCTTTCGTATCCTTTGAGAACCTTGAGGGTAGTCTCAATCCGATTTAAAGGGTTGTGAGCGGTGATTGCGATGTAAATAGATTGCATTAGTACTCAACAGAAAAGTTACCGCGACGCTGAAGGAACGTCATGAGCCAGGTGTAAGCGTCTAAAAGATCATCATGAGAAGTTGCACCGACGTTAATCAGCTGATCAGCCAAGGCATCGAACTTGCGATACTTATTAAAGATGACTTTTTTATTTTCAAGCAGACCTAACGTCCCTCTAAAACGAGCGACTTTATCCCCTCGGAAGCCTTTCACCTCGTGGATGTGAAGGTTACCCAAACCTCGTTCGTTGAGTAAAACTCTTTTGAGGTCAGCGGCCAACGAAGCCTGATACGCGACAGCCTCAACTACGAGTGTCACAGTCGAATAGGTTGGAAAATACTGGTCTCCTTGAAGCTCAAGAATCCCCCATTCGACAAGCATGTCGCATAGAAGATCTATTTTTTCAAGGTTTCCAATAGAGCGCACCTGATGCGCGTCAATAATATAGAACTTATCCTTAAGACGACCCCCTAGTACAAAGGCTGTGTAGTCAGAAGTTTCGTTTTTACTAGCTGAAAGGTCGATGCCCACAGCGAGAGAATCAAACTCAGTCTCAACTTCTCCTTTAACAATCAGGTCTGGAGACAACACCAGATCTGAAGTCATCACTGGTTGTTGCTGGTACTGGAACGCAAAAGCGACAGGGTCCAGTTCTTTTTGTTGTCGCAAGTAATCGACAGACCACTGCTCAGGCCAGTAGCTGATCGCTTCACCGTTTTTGTCGTAGGTAAGAGCTTCCTGAGCTACCTGCTTCCACCCTTTCGACGGGGCGAACATCGTCTTGTGAATGTCGAGAGGATGGAATCGGGTTCCCAAACAAATAGAACGACCACCCTCAAACACAATCGGCGCGATAACCGAAGACCAGTTGTTATTCATCTCGTCCCGCACAGCAGGGTTTTTGATATCTGCGCTTGATTTGATCGGGTCATCAACGATGACAAGGTGAGCACGTTTTGAGGTGATACTTCCTCGAAGACCTGCTGCACGGAGGGTGAATTCTTCATCACCCACACGGTCGATACCTGCGTAATCGAAATCAATCGACCAACCGATATCGCTTTGCATACCAGACTTCAACTTGACCTTTGGGAAGATCTTCTTAAAGGCAGTTGAGTCGATAATCTGCTTGATAATTCGACTTTTAGGGATGGCAGTAGCGATGTTATAAGAACAATAGATAATCTGTAGAGGACGTTGTGCGGTTGTATGTCTACCAATAACCCAGGCGGTAAATAAATTAAGTACAGTCGACTTCGCAGAACCCCGTGGGCTCAGGATATCTAGGTTAGGTCCAGCAATGTCGAGTAGATATTTGTTACTCTCTCCCGTGATCAGCTCTTGGTGCCACTCCAACATGTGTCTGGCTGGAGGTTTATCTAGCACCGTACAAAAGGTCAAGAAGTCATCCTGTGCTCTAGAGAAAACACTATCAACCGCAGAGTTATCTGATTCAACAGCACGTTGCGCTTTTAAACGCAGGGCGCGACGATATGCAAACGTTTCTCTGCTAGGCACCCTTTAAAAGTGTTTGTATACTGTTATCGAAATTCTAACTGCAGATGGCGAAAATTCTTTGGTACGGAGACGCTATCTCTCACACTGGTTTTGCACGAGTGACACACAGTGTCATTGAGCATCTGAGTAAAGATAATGAGATTGTTTTATTTGCTATGAACTACAACGGAGATCCTCACGGACTTCCGTACAAGGTTTACCCAGCGGCAGCTCATAACCCCAACGATCGTTTTGGCATCGGTCGGATTCAATCAGTAGTCCAACATGAGAAGCCTGACATCGTCATCTGCCTCAACGACATTTGGATCGTCAATCAAGTTTGGGAGAGAATTCACCTCCTTAAGTCTCAGCACGACTTTAAGTTCATCGCTTACTTCCCTATTGATTCGGAGTGGTACACCAGTCCGATGTTGCGTTATGTCAAGGACTTTGATTTCTCAGTGACCTTTACCGTTGAACAAGCTTCGCGGTTGATGGCTCACGGAGTCAAGCCCAAGAAACTCGGTGTTATTCCCCACGGGTTGGATCAGAAAAAGTTTTATCAAATCGATCAGAACGAAGCCCGCAAACAACTGGGTCTTCCGCCGGACAAATTTATTGTCTTCAACGGTAACCGCAACCAACCCCGCAAAAATATCGATCAAACGATCAAAGCTTTTGCTGAGTTCGCAGGTAATAAAGACGATGTTCTTCTTTACCTCCACATGGGTGAAAAAGATCTTGGTTGGGCGGTCAAAGAGGTCTTCGAATCTGAGATGCGGCGAAGAGGGCAAGATCCAACGGCAAAACTTTGCCTCACGCCCCATATGAACTATATGCAAGCACCGTCTGATGAGAGACTGAATCTTATTTACAACGCTGTAGACGTTGGCATAAACACCGCCAACGGCGAAGGTTGGGGACTTGTCCCGTTTGAGCACGCGATGTGCAAGAAGCCTCAGATCGTTCCTAACCACACGTCGTGTAAAGACATTTGGAAAGGAAAGGGTCTTTTGATCGATGTGGCTGCCTGGATTACAGACAAAGATCTTGGTGTCGAAAGAGGCATCGTCAACTACAAGCACGCTGCTGAGTTGATTCAAGAACTCTATGAAGATAAAGAATATAGAGAATCAGTAGCAGAGCAGTGCTATGAAGTGACCCAAAACCCTTCGTACCGCTGGGACAAAATCGCTGAAGGATTCCAAAAAGCCGTGGAGGTGGTCAAATGAGCATTCAACTCACCCGCTACAGCACCGCACTTAAGTACGTACAACATCCGGTACAGGTTCG